ATGAGAAACGGCAAGAAGCCCACGCGGAAGCAGAAGATCAGGCTCGGGCAAGCGGGCCTCTCCCCGGAGAACTGGCTCGTCATCAAGCAGAAGCAGAACGGCGAGCTCGTCATCCTCCACAAGCACACCGACAAGATCAGGGTCGTCCCGGCTTCGGTCGGCTGACCCGCCACAACAGGAAGGAGCAGCAGCAGATGAACAACTACAAGTTTACATTCCACTACCCCGAGGGCAGCGACGAGACCGCCTTCATCACCGAGCGCACCGAGCCCACGGCCCGGAAGGCCCTCCTCAAGCGGTTCGGCAAGGACATCGAGATCACGGACTCCGAGCTCCACGACACCGACGTCAACGCCACGAAGGAGCAGGAGCGGGAGACCATGGAGAAGATCAAGGCCATGGTCGCCGAGCTGGGCCCCCAGTCCTACCTCAAGACGGCCTTCGAGGGCGTCTTCGAGGTCGCCGAGATGAACATTGACGAGGACGCGGCCTACAGCTTCCCGGGGCGGGTCAGCCTCCTCGAGGAGCAGCTCAAGGAGATGGGCAGCAAGTACAACGCCGCCCGCTCCGACGTGGAGGTCTTGAGGAGCCAACTCGACCACGCCCAGGAACAGGCCGACGCCCTCAAGAAGCAGCAGTTCCCCGTATGGCTTCACAGCGCCGTCTATGGGCTGGCAAGTGCGGAGCTCGCCACCTCCAAGGCGCGGATGGAGCAAGCAGCCGAGACCATGGCCTACTACGCCGAGGCACCCCAGGACATCGCCTTCACCGAGGCCGTCAAGGGCTACCGGGCCGCGAAGGAGCGCCGGGAGGTATGTGAGCAGATCGTCAAGGGCCTGGAAGCCCTCACCGAAGAATAAGCCGAAACGCCCTCCGGGGCGTCGTCGGGAGGTGTCCTCTCCCGGCCCGATGATGGCAGGACGGACGAACAACAGGAAGGAGCAGCAGCTATGAGAAAAATGAAGAAGATCAACGGGTTCCTCGTCGTGCGGTTCAACGACCGCGAGAAGCGGGACAACCCCACCCTCGGGAGCTTCGGCGTCATCGACGCGGAGCAGTACACGGGCGACCTCGACTTTGACCTGGACGCCTTCGAGTACACCGACGCCGACCTCATCGAGATCGCCGTCGAGCAGGCCCGGGGCCTGGACGCCGAGGAGGACTTCTCCGAGGAGGCCCCGACCTACACCGTCGCCGTGGAGAGCGCGGAGGGGTTCAGCGAGGAGGAGGTCTACCCGAAGGCGATGGCCCTGTCCTGGGCGGAGCGGCTCAAGACGCAGATCAAGAGTAAGAGCTTCCCCTACATCGACCCCCGGACGGCGGCGCACGAGCTCATCGGCTACAAGACCGCGCTCTATGACCTGGGCCTCCTGGACGAGGACGACAAGGTCACGGAGCTGGACATCTTCGGAGCGGCGTGTGAGACGGTCACGGACGACGGGCATCGGGTGGAGGTCATGCTCCCCAGCAAGGCGGGGCTCGCGATCTTGAGCCCCCACGACTTCGAGGAGGGGGAGACGTTCACGAACTGCACCGTCCAGACGCTACGATGCCGCCGTTGCGGGATGGAGAGCTTCGCGTGGAGCAAGGAGCCGAGCCCGGAGCAGGAGGAGGCCCTCTCCTATGTGTGCGACGAGGTTTGTCGGTTCCGGGAGGGGCGGACGCAAGAGGAGCTCGACGCCATATGTGAGAAATGCAAGGTCGAGAGGTGGGCCCAGGGCCGGGCCCCGGAGCCGGAGCCCAGGGAGCGGACGACCTTCGAGAACCTCCCCTCGGGCATGAGGGACGACCGCAACACGCGGAAGGTCTACTCCCTGGGCCTCGCCCTCGCCGAGGAGTGCCCGGGTAACGATTGCCGGGTCTATCTGAACATCTTCAACATGGCCCGGGAGCTTGACGAGGCCCTGGACAAGGTGAAGCCGAACTCGGCCCCGTTCCTCGCCCTCCGCTCGGCCCTCATGGAGCGGGCCCGGGAGCTCCGGGAGATGTACCTCGAGAACCACGCCGTCCAGCAGTTCAAGGAGGGGATGCAGCCGTGAAGCCGACCGTCACGATGCAGGAGGCGCGGGCGTTCATGGGGGAGCTCCGGCGCGAGCTCCTCCGGCAGAAGCGGGCGGTCGGAGACCCCCGGGCCCCTATGCGGGCCCGGCCCGGGCAGGAGGAGGCGTTCGAGAAGGTGGAGACGAACCTCGCGAGGGCGGACTTCATTCTCAAATTCCTTGAGATGGAGGCCCTCCGCAAGGCGAAGCGGAAGACGGTCAGAGCCGTCGACGCGCTGCTGGACGGGCTCATCGTCTTCGGCCTTGCCTCCGCCGCCATGCTGGGAGTCGCAGCCGCCGCCGCGCTGCTGAACTTCCCCTCGCCCGTCGTCCAGGCGACGGCGATCGCCGGGGTCGGCGTGGCCCTGGCCCGGGCGGTCGCCCGGAAGTAGCTCTAAGAGACAGTTCACAGGAAGGAGGACAGCGATGAAACGCAACAACGGAAAGCTCACCCCGTTCGGGAAGCTCGTCGTCAAGGCCCTCACCGACCAAGACATGACGAAGGCACAGCTCGCCGACACGATCGGGACGTCGCCGCAATACTTGAGCTATATCCTCTACGGCGTCCGCTCGGGCGAGAAGTACGTCCCGGCAATCGTCGCGGCCCTCTCCCTCGACCCCCGCAAGGTCGAGAAGGCCATCGCAGCATAACAGCAGGAAGGAGGGAGCGAGGTGTCGGACGTGTTCATCGGCCTCGAGGAGGCCGCAGCCTTCGAGGGTATCAAGTACAACACGCTCATACAGCGCATGAAGCGCAACCCGAAGCAGTTCAAGACGAAGACGCAGCCCCGCGAGGGCGGAGGAAAAGATCAGGTCATGATCTCCGTCTCCTCCCTCTCCACGAAGGGGCGCAAGGCGTGGAAGGCCGCGCAAAAGGTAGACGGGAGGGATGTCATCATAGACAAGCGAACAGACGCGGCCCCCTGGTATGTCGGGGCCGACCTCAATCACTTCATCGAAGGGGACGGAGGGAAGCGGAAGAAGGCATACTACGAGGCCGTCGAGCTCGCCGCCCGCGTCCAGGACTTCATCGACTACGACGGCCCCGACCGCACGGCCTACGCCGAACGCTACGCCCTGGGCCTGGGCGTGAGCCTCCCGACGCTCTACCGCTACGTCGACAACGTGCTCAAGGCGAACGCCTGGGCGCTCAAGCTGGAACGGGAGGACGGGCAGAACCGGGACTACTTCCGGGCCCTGGCCCTATGCAGGAAGCCCCGGGAGAAGGCCACCTTCCCCAGCCTCACGGACGAGCAGCGGGCGGTCGTTGAGAATATTTGGTTCGACCGCCGCTTCGCCGCCAACCTGGGCACGATCGAGATGCTCTACGAGAAGTTCGAGGAGATCGCCGAGGGCCGAGGGTGGGAGGACTACCCCAGCATCAAGACGGTCGCCCGCTACGTCAAGCACCTCATGGACACCCGGGGCGCGGCGTCGGCCCGCTACCTCGCCGCCAACGGCTCGAGGGAGTGGAAGAACAAGATGATGCTCAAGGGACGCCGGGACGCGACGAGCCTCAAGGTCATGGAGTACGTCGTCGGCGACGAGCACACCTTCGATCTATGGGTTCAGTGGACGGCCCCGAACGGCAAGATCAAGGCCGTCCGCCCGAAGCTCGTCGCCTGGATGGATATGAAGTCCCGGGCGATCATCGGAGACGTGGCGTGTGTAGACGCCAACAGTCAGACCTTGAAAGAGAGTCTCGTCAAGATGATCTTCACCCACCCGGGCGGCGTCCCCCACATCCTCCACGTCGACAACGGCAAGGACTACACGGCGCAGACCATGACGGGCCAGAGCCGGAAGAAGCGGAACATCGAGTTCGAGTTCGACGCCGAGACCGTGGGCTTCTATCAGAGCATCGGCATCGAGGAGGTGGGCCGCTCGCTCCCCTATCAGCCATGGGACAAACCCATCGAGCGCCTGTTCTCGACCGTGTGCTCCAAGTTCTCGAAGTGGTTCGAGAGCTACGTCGGCACCCTCACAGGCTCCAAGACCTACGCAAAGCGGCAGAAGGACGTCGCCGCCATGCTTGAGCGGGGGGAGCTGCTGACGTTGGAGGAGTTCTTCGAGGTCTGGACGAAGTGGAAGAACGAGAAGTACCACACCCGGAAGCACGGGGGCCTCAAGGAGGCGGGCGAGAAGTGGCTCACCCCCATCGAGATGTTCGAGAACGGCCCCCGCTACGAGAAGGCCGCGCCGCCCAGGGAGTACGCGGCGATGCTGCTCATGAAGGCGGACAAGGCCCGGGTCTACAACTTCGGCATCAAGAAGTTCGGCACGACCTACACCGACTACGAGCTCGCGCACTACATCGGGAAGACCGTGGGTATCAAGTGGGACATAGACGACGTGACGAAGCTCTACGTCTTCGACGAGGAGGGCCGGAAGATATGCGAGGCCGTCTCCCCCGAGCTGCTGGCCTTCGGGCCCCACTGTTCGCAAGCGGCCCTCGAGAAGCACCTCCGCGATCAGAAGCGGCAGGAGCGCGAAATGCGGGAAATCCTGGACAGCATGACGCGCCCCTACGAGCTCCGGGGCGAGGAGGGCGGACGGCCCTCCGACGCGGTGGGCATGATCGACCTCACGATCAAGGCGGAGCAGAGCCCGAAGCTCATCTCGCTCCCGCTGGATAAGGAATACCGGGCCGAGGCGACAAGCCGGGCCAGAAAGAAGAAGGCGTCCGGGGACGAGTTCCTCGGCAAGAAGGCAGACGACGCCCTCGCTCGCTTGAGGGCTATCAACGAATAGGAGGCACATGAAGATGGAAGTCAGGACAGCAGCAGCGGCGGAGCAGACCGCCACCTATACCCAGGGCAAGCCCCTCGCCCAGCAGATCAACGACTACCTCGGGGCGACGAAGACAAGCATCGCCACCCTCGCGAACGAAATCCCGGGCTATTCCCGGCCCACGATCTCCCGCTATCTCTCCGGGAAGTACGAGGGGGACATCACCGCGATCGAGCAGCTCCTCGCGGAGTGGCTGGCCCGGCGCACGGGCGAGGCCGTGGACGTCCCGGAGCGGCCCGGGAAGACCGGGCGGAAGCCCGCCTTCCTTGAGACGCGGGACGCGGTCAACGTCCTGGGCGTGTGTCAGTCCTGTCAGGAGTACATCGGCCTCGGCATTGTGGTCGCCCGGAGCGGCTACGGCAAGACCTACAGCCTCCGGCAGTACGCGAAGCTCCCCCGAGTCGCCTATATCGAGTGCGACGACACCATGAGCAGCCGCGACCTTGTGGAGGCGATCGAGAAGTCCCTCGGCATCCCCAGCGGCTACGGGACAATCTGGCGGCGGGTGAACGGCATCCGGGACTTCTTCAACACAAACAAGGGCTACCTCCTCATTATCGACGAGGCCGACAAGCTCGTCTCGAAGTACACGCAGAAGAAGATGGAGATACTCCGGGCGATCTACGATCAGAGCGACGTCGGCGTCGTGATCGCCGGGGAGCCGAAGCTCGAGGCCGCGATCAAGACCTACCTCGCCCGGATGGCGAACCGGGTCGACTTCTACATCTCCCTCAAGGGGCTTGAGCCCTCGGAGGTGGAGAAGTACGTCTCCGAGTTCGAGGTCGCCCCCGACGCCATGGTCGAGCTCAAGGCCCGGGCCTGTAATATGCAGACGGGATGCTTCCGGCTCCTCGACCGTACCCTCTCCAACGTCAAGCGCATCCTCGAGGAGAGGGGCGAGAACATCGTCACCCTCAAGACGATCGAGCAAGCGTCGAGCCTCATGATGCTCTAACGGGAAGGAGGCCGGGACAATGAAAATGAGAAAGCAGCGGCTCATGGGCGTCGCCCTCGTCGTGATCTCGTGGCTCGTGGTGCTGCTGGCCTGTACCGGGGAGACCCCGGAAGACCAGGACGCGACCGCCGCCCTCCTCGTGGGGCCGCTGGGCCTCTATATGCTCTACTCGGACGACTACCTCCTCTACGACGGGGAGCCTGTGGCCCGGGCCCGGGACAGGCCGGAGGCGGCGCTCTTGAGCCCACAATACGAACAACTACACAGGAAGGAGTCAACAGCATGGCAAGAAAGCGAGTTATTGAGCCCCCGAGCATCAAGTCGTGGGAGGACGCGAACGAGGCCCTCCGGCAGATCGCCGAGGCGACGATCGCCCTCGCCGACATTGAGGGCGAGATGAACAAGCAAATCCTCGGCGCGAAGAAAGCAGCCGAGGAGCAGAGCAAGCCGTTCAAGGACAGGGTCGCGAAGCTGGAACGGGAGCTCAAGGACTTCGTCACGGAGAACCGCTCCGACATGGGGAAGGCGAAGTCGAAGACCCTCACCTTCGGGGAGGTGAGCTTCCGCCTCTCGACCGCGATCTCCCTCCCCCGGGCGAAGGAGAAGCTCGAGGAGATCGTCCGCAAGCTCAAGGCCCGGCAGATGATGGACTGCATCGTCGTCAAGGAGGAGGTCAGCAAGGACGCCCTCAAGAAGTACGGCGAGGACGTCGTCACGGCGGTCGGGGCGACCTGGAAGCAGAGCGACGTCTTCGGCTATGAGCTCAACCTCGCCCGGCTCGAGCAGATCAAGAGCGGGGCATAAAGGAGGGAGCCGGGCTTCATGCGGGTCGACATACACACGACGACGCAAAAATACCGGGTCATCTACGCCGACCCGCCGTGGAAGTTCAGCAGCAAGGAAGCCTTTGAGCCCCGGAACGGGGGCTCGGGCTTCACCCCTCTCGAGGCGGTCTACCCCACGATGACGACCGCCGGCCTCAAGGCGCTGGATGTGGGACGCCTCGCCGACAAGGACGCGGCCCTCTTTATGTGGGCCACCGACGCCCACCTCTCCGACGCCCTTGAGCTTTTCAAGGCGTGGGGCTTCCGATATGTGACGGTCGCCTTCGTGTGGGCGAAGAAGACCGTCACCGGGAAGACCGTCGCCAACCTCGCGCCCTGGACGCTCAAAAACTGCGAGCTTTGCCTCATGGGGACGCGGGGGCACATGGTACAGCACAAGCAGAAGAACAACGTCCAGCAGCTCGTCGAGGCCGTGAGGACACGGCACAGCGAGAAGCCCGAGGAAGTTCGGCAGCGCATCGAGGCCCTGTTCGGGGACGTTCCCCGGCTCGAGCTCTTTGCCCGCCGTCATTCCCCCGGGTGGGACGTGTGGGGAAATGAGGTGTAACTATGACAGCAGCACGGACAGGGCGCAAGCCCGCCTCCATCCGCACCCTATGGGCGATCGCGAAGTCGCCGGAGCTCCACCTCTCGGACGAAGACCTTCACTCGGTCGTCTTCCGGGAGACGGGCAAGGAGAGCATGAAGAAGCTCTCCCAGGGCGAGATCAACGAGGTCGCCCGGGTCTTGCAGAACATGAAGGACAGCGTCAACGGCAGCGCCCGCACCAAACGGACGGACACGGGGGGCGACGCCCGCACCGTCCAGCAGCGCCGGAAGATCTTCGCGCTGACCGAGGAACTCGGATGGAACGGCGACCCCCGGCGCATCCAGGGCTTCGCGAAGCGCCTCACGGGCGTCGACCGCCTGGAATGGCTCAACGTGGCCCAGTGTGAGAAGGTCATCGAGGGGCTCAAGGCCATGGTCGCCCGGCAGAAGCGGAAGGAGGCCCAGGTATGAGCAAGGCACCACAGGAGGACGACAAGGCCGTCCTCGCCGCGCTGGACGGCATCGTTCGTATGCAGCGCACCATCCGGGGCGGGCTCGACGTATGTGTCGACACGGGGCTCGTCTTCGTCCGCACCTACTACAACAACCTCCCCGAGGCCATCGCCCGCCGCCTCACGGAGCTCAACCCGGTCGCCCTGGCAGCTATCCCCGGGGCGACCTCCTACCAGGGCAGCGAGAAGGCCCGGAAGAACATCGCCGCAAGCGTGGCGAGCGACAAAGCCTTCGCCCAGGCGATCAGGGCGGCGAACGTCTACCGGGGGAAGCTGGGCTATGAGCTGCTCGGGCCGGACGGCAACCCGGAGCCGAGGGAGGAGGTGTAGACGATGGCAAAGACCTACACCCTCGGGGAGGCGATGAAAGCGTACAGAGGCCGAGAGGGCCTCACGCAACGGCAGCTCGGGGAGCTGCTGGGCGTGAAGCAAGTGGACATCTCCCGCCTTGAGAACGGGAGAACGGAACCTTCCCCGGAGGTCGAGGCCGCGTTCAAGGCCCTCTCCGAGAAACGGGCCGAGCCGGAGCCCGAGCCGAAGCCCCCGGGGGGAGCGGCGGAGGTGCTGCTCTCCTTCCTGGCAGCGGCCCGGCAGGAGATGGGGCGACCCATGGAGCCGGACGAGGAGGCGGCGTTATCCAGGGCGAAGCCCGAGGAGCTGCTCTCGGAGTCGGTTCTCACACGGGAGGCCCTCGAAGTCCAGGCGAGCCGGGAGCTTCTCTCCGGCGCGAAGGCGTTCCGGGCGAAGCGAGAGGCCGCGAGAGGCCCTTCCGGGCGGAAGGGAGTGTAATGACATGGCCCAGCGGAAGAAGCGGCTCACGCAGCGCGAGAAGGCCGAGAGAGCGGCGGCGAAGAAGTGGGCACAGGAGAACGGGTTCCTCCCGCCCGACAAGCCCCGGCTCAATCGGAAGAAGTTCGCCCGGGAGACGTGGGAGGCGTTCGACGCCTTCTACAAGGCCGAGCCCATCCGGGCGGAGCTCTCGCTCCTCAAGGCGATCGGCTTCATGGTGGGGCCGGACATGAAGGAGGTCACGCCGGAGGAGGTCGGCGTCCTCAAACTGCTCAAGCTCGCGGTCGAGTACAACGCTTTTCTCAAAAAACTTGAGGAAGAAGGCCGCGAGAAGTACACCTACGGGGAGCTCATTGACGAAGTCATTCTCCCCATCACCAACCTATAGGAGGGTTCGATCATGGCAAAACTCACACCCGACGCGACGAGGACGGAGTACGGCCTCGTCATCAATCAGAAGATCATCCCCTGGGGGGCCGTCTGGCCCAAGGACTCGGGGAAGTACAAGAAGGGCCAGAAGTACAAGGCCGACCGCCGCCTCTCCGGGGGCACGGGCAAGGTCGCGGGCGTCACCATCCACAACACGAACGACCTCCCCAACGTGGAGGAGGACGCCGAGCAGTACACCCGGGCGACGTGGCCCAACGCCAACATGAACGACGCCCGCGTTCACTACTTCGTCGACGACATCAACGCCTGGCAGAACCTCGAGGACACGGAGGTCGGATGGCACGCGGGGGACGGCAGCGGCCCGGGCAACGGGACGACGATCTCGATCGAGATCATCATGGACGGCAGCGGGAGCAAGGAAGACCTCGGGGCCGAGGAGAACGGAGCCCTCCTCGCCGCCATCCTTTTGAAGAAGTACGGCCTCACGACCGACCAGCTCTACACGCACAATCACTGGATGGGCCACCCCGACAAGATCGTCCAGGGGGCCGGGAAGAACTGCCCGCTCTACATCCTCCCCCACTGGGCGGAGTTCAAGGCGAAGGTCGCGGCGAAGCTCGCCGAGATCAGCGGCAGCACCGAGGCCCCCGACAAGCCCGACACGAAGGGGAAGACGGCGATCATGGGCCGGGCCGAGGCCACGGCGGCGCAGATGGCGGCGTTCTGCTTGAGCAAGAACGCGGAGCCCCGGCTCCCGAGCTGCACCGTGGAGGAGCTGGCCTCCCTGTTCCTCGCCGAGGGCGAGGCCGAGGGCGTCCGGGGCGACGTGGCCTTCGCGCAGAGCCTCCACGAGACGGGCTTCTTCAAGTTCGGAGGCATCGTCCAGCCTGGGCAGAACAACTACGGCGGGCTCGGGGCCCTCAATGGGAACAGCGCCGGACAGGCCGCGAGCTTCCCCGACCCGCGCTCCGGCGTCCGGGCTCAAATCCAGCACCTCAAGGCATACGCCACGACGGAGCCCCTCGTCAATGAGTGCATCGACCCGCGCTTCTCCCTCGTGGCCCGTGGCGTCGCCGAGTTCGTGGAGTGGCTGGGCGCGGCAGACAACCCCAGCGGGCGCGGCTGGGCCGTCCCCGGGGCGGGCTATGGCGGGAAGATCGTCACGCTGCTGGGCCAGATCAAGGCCACGGAGGCGGCGGAGCCCACGCCGCCCACGCCGCCCGACGACGGCTACCCCGAGGGCACCCCGGCATGGCAGAAGGAGGGCTTCGAGGCCCTCGTCGAGCGCGGCATCATCAACTCCCCGGAATACTGGAAGACCCGTTTCGACAAGACCATGACGGCGGGGGAAATCCTGGCAATTCTCGGCAGAATGTAAAGCGGAAGGAGGGCGCAGCATGGACGGACTTGTCAAGGAGCTCACGATCGAGATGCTCCCGGAGGGCCCCTACAGGCAGATCGCCGAGGCAATCGGGCCGGAGAACTTCTACCGCCTCGCCGAAGTAGTCGGCGGCGCGACGATCTACATCCCGAAGCCCGAGAGTCTCACCCGCCCCGTCCGTGACGCCCACATCAAGGCCGAGTTCAACGGCTACAACCACCCGGAGCTTGCCCGGAAGTACGGCGTCACGGAGCGATGGGTTCGGCAGCTATGCGGCCCCGGTCAGACGGAGGGGCAGATCGAACTTTTTGAGCTGCTGGAAGGCATGACGGGCGCGGACGGAAACGGCCTCTCTTAGAAGTGCTTCATATGTAAACTTCACAAAATACCCGCTACTACTAAGAGTAGAAGCTACGCTTCTACTCTTATTTTTTGCCAAAAGGAGGCAGTAGAAAAATGGACATGAACGTCATCACCAGCGCAGCGAGCACCGCGCTCGCGAACATCGTCCTCGCCGTGATCGCCCTCGCCGGGGCCTACGCGGTCTACTACATCCGCCTCGCCGGGGCCCAGGTCAAGGCCCAGACGAAGCAGATCGAGGACAAGACGGCCCGGGAGCTCCTCGAGAACGCTCTCGACGACGTCGTCAACCTCGCCACGGTCTCGGTCAATGCCATGGAGCAGACCACGGCCCAGGCTATCCGGGACAAGGTCAAGGAGGGCAAGGTCAACCGGGCGGAGCTGCTCAAGCTCGGGCGGGATGTCTTCAATGAGGTCAAGGCCGCGATCGCGCCCGAGGCCCAGGAGGTCATCACGAAGAACCTCGGCAGCTTCGACGCCTACCTGACGAAGTGCATCGAGGACGCCGTCCTCAAGGTCAAGCGGGGCGACCCCTACCTCACACTCTCCGGGGAGCTGCTGGAAGGCGTCCAGGAGGCGCAGCAGCCCACGCCCGCCCCCGGGCAGTAAAGGAGGGCCCACCATGGACGGCGCGACTATTGCGATGTTCGTCTTCCAGACGATCATCACGGCGATCATCGGAGTCGCCGCGTGGGGGGTCAAGAACGCAATCGGCGAGATCAAGGCGGCGATCTCCAAGCTCGAGACGAGCGACAAGGAGAACGCCGCCGAGATCGCAAAAGTCCGGGGCGAGCTCAATGACCTCAAGGCAGACCTCCCGCTCATTTACGTCACCCGGGAGGACTTCATCCGGGTGAGCAACAACATCGACCACAAGCTCGACAAGCTCCTCTATAGGGGCGAGAGGAAGGAGGAATAAAGACTATGGCGATCTTCGACGATCTCACCGAGCAGGAGATCAAGCAGAACAAGGCCATCCGGGGCTACATCGTCCGGGCCCTGGCAAAGGGGAGTAACAACTCGCTCCTCGTCCGGCAGATCACGAACGCGCTCCTCGCGGACAACCTCATCACCGTGCCCGACATCTCGAAGCAGCTCTCCTACCTGGAAGACGGCGGCTACATCGAGTTCACCGACAAGCGGGTCACGGCCTACACCGCCTACCGCAAGGACGCGGTCATTCAGCTCACGAAGGCGGGGGTCGATCTCGTCGAAGGCACGACGGACGACCCGGGCGTCGATGTCTAAAGGCGAGCGCCGGAGGACGCGGGTGAGCTCGACGATCGACAAGCTCCCGGACGAGATCAAGACGGAGCTCGACCTTCGGCTCGCAGACACAGCGAACACCTACGAGGAGCTCTCCGCGTGGCTCAAGGAGGAGGGCTTCGAGATCAGCAAGTCGGCGATCGGGCGCTACTCCATACGCAGCACACAGGCCGCGCAGCGCGTCGCCGAGACCCTACAGCGCACCCAAGCAATCGCCCAGGCGGTCGAAGCTCACCCCGACCTCGACTACACGAAGGCGGCGTCGATGGTTCTCATGGATGGCCTCATGCAGCGGGTCAGCACGGCGGAGGACGACTTCGCCGAGATGCCGCTCGACAAGGCCGGGCGGCTCATCGCGTCTCTGTCCCGGAACGCCACCTATGAGAAGCGCGTCCGGCAGGAGATGAAGAAGAAGGCCGAGCTCGCCTTTGAACAGCTCGAGGCCGAGCTCATGGCGGCGATCAAGCAGCACCCCGAGCTCGCGGGAGAACTGCACGACGTCCTCTCGAGGGCGAGGGAGAAGGTGCTCACAGATGGCGATTGATCTCAAGGACTACATCGACCGACTCGAGGAGCCGGAAGACCGCGAGGCGGTCGCAAACAGCGAATACCAGCGAGAACTATTTGAGGAGTACGTCCAGCGCGGGGACAACTTCCCCCAGCTCCGGGCGCAGCTCCTCAAGGACTTCCGGGGCGGGGCCCCGCTCACGGGCCCGCAAGGGTTACGGAAGCAGCTCGGAGCGATCGACCTCGGCTACTTCGGGCGGGCCTACCTCGCCCACTACTTCGTGAGGCCCTCGCCCCCATTTCACGAGGAGCTCGACCGCATCTTCCGGGACGGCGTCATGAAGGGGATGAACCCCCTCACGGACGCGAAGGCGATCAGCCGGGCCAACGGATGCCGGAGAGCGGTCGAGGCCCCTCGCGGACACGCAAAGAGCACGACCTTCACCTTCAAGGACTCGCTTCACTCCTCCGTCTATGGCTACAAGCACTATGAGATCATCCTCTCGGACAGCTCCGAGCAGGCCGAGGGCTTCCTCAATGACCTCAAGACGGAGCTCGAGGAGAACGCAGCACTCCGGGAGGACTTCGGAGAGCTCAAGGGCCGGGTCTGGAAGGCATCGGTCATCCTCCTCTCGAACGGCGTCAAGATCGAGGCGCTGGGCGCGGGGAAGAAGATCAGAGGCCGACGCCACAAACAATGGAGGCCCGACCTCATTCTATGCGACGATCTCGAGAACGACGAGAACGTCAACACGCCGGAGCAGCGGAAGAAGCTCCGGGACTGGTTCTATAAGGCCGTGAGCAAGGCGGGCGACACCTACACGGACATCGTCTATATAGGGACGCTGCTCCACTATGACGCCCTCCTCGCCAACGTGGCGAAGAACCCCGAGTATGTGACGGCCCGGTACAAGGGCGTCATCTCCTTCGCCACCCATACGGAACTATGGGAGGCATGGGAGCGCATCTACACAGACCTCGAGAACCCGGCCCACCAGCAGGACGCGGAGGCGTTCTTCAAGGCCAACGAGGCCGAGATGCTGGAAGGCACGGCGGTCTTGTGGGAGGAGAAGCTCCCGTATTACGCCCTCATGGTTATGAGAATATCCGAGGGCGAGGCGTCCTTTTCCTCTGAAATCCAGAACGAACCCATCGACCCCGAGAACTGCGCCTTCGCCGAGGAGTGGTTCGACTACTATGACGACGACGGGAAGACCGTCCCGGACTTCTCCGAGTCGAAGTTCGTCTTCATCGGGGCAAACGACCCCTCGCTGGGGAAGAACCGCAAGAGCGACACCTCGGCGATCATCGGCCTCGCGAAGGACACCTCCACGGGCTACCTTTACGTCGTGATCGCCGACATAGCGAAGCGCAAGCCGGACAAGATCATCGACGACGCCCTGGACGACTCCCGGAGGCTCCGGCGCGAGTACAAGAAGCCCTTCTACAAGTTCGGCGTCGAGGCGGTTCAGTTCCAATATTATTTTGCCGAGATCATGCGGCAGCGGTCGGCGGAGTGTGGCGAGTATCTCCCCATTGAGGAGATCAACAGCGTCCAGAACAAAGACGCCCGCATCCAGAGCTTGCAGCCCTTCGTCAAGAACGGGTATATCAAGTTCTCCAAGAAGCACAAGACCCTCATCGACCAAATGCTCAAGTACCCCATGGGGAAGAACGACGACGCGCCCGACGCCTTGCAGATGGCGGTCGCGCTGGCCCTCTCCGTGAAGGTGGGGCGGAAGGTCGACTACAAATCAGTACAAGGCCGCGCCGTCAGGTTCCGGCGCGGGGCCTATTAAGGAGGCGGGGCCATGTCAAGCAAGAACAAGCGACAGCAGCAGCGGCGGCAAGCGCCCCCGCTGCATCGCCCGGACACGAGGGAAGTCGCCGTCGCCCAGGTAACGGACAAATACAGCGACTACCCCTCGAACGGCCTCACCCCCGTCCGGCTCGCCGAGATATTCAAGGAGGCCGACGCGGGCGACATCCTCCGGCAAGCGGAGCTCTTTGAGGAGATGGAGGAGAAAGACCCCCACCTATTCAGTCAGCTCCAAACCCGGAAGAACGCGGTCACGGGCCTGGACTTCGAGATCATCCCCTTCGACTCCGACGACGAGAGGGACAAGGAGATCGCGGAGTTCGTCGAGGCGCAGATCAACGGCATCGAGGGGTTCGGGGACATCATGCTCGACCTCCTGGACGCGATCGGGAAGGGCTTCGCCGTCTCTGAAATTATGTGGGCCTATGAGGGCGGTCACGTCGTCGTGAGCGACATCCGCTCCCGCTATCAAAAGCGTTTCTTTTGGGACAGCGAGGACGCCTTCAAGGTCAGGACGGACGAAGCTCCCGAGGGGATGGAGCTCCCGAAGAACAAATTCATCCTCCACCGCTACAAGGCCCGCAGCGGGCACCCGTCCCGCGCCGGAGTCCTCCGCGTGGTCGCCTGGATGTACCTGTTCAAGAACTACACCCTCAAGGACTGGGTCGCGTTCTGCGAGGTCTACGGGATGCCGCTCCGCCTGGGCAAGTATCAGCCGGGCGCGAGCGAGGACGACAAGCGGGCCCTCATGCAAGCCCTCGCGCAGATCGGCGCGGACGCGGCGGGCATTTTCCCGGACGGGACGACGATCGAGTTCGTGAACACCGAGAAGGCAAGCTCGACCGACCTCTACGAGCGGCTCGCCCGTTACTGCGACGAACAGGTCAGCAAGGCCATACTCGGGCAGACCCTCACCTCGGACAGCGGCGGCGGCAGCTACGCCCAAAGCAAGACACACAACGACGTCCGGCACGATCTCACCGTCGCCGACTGCAAGGCCCTCGCCGATACGCTCCGGCGCGACCTCATCCGGCCCCTCGTCCTGTTCAACTTCGGGGACGACACCCGCGTCCCTTATATCCGCTTCGACGCGGAGGAGTCGGAAGACCTCGAACAGACGGCGAACATCATCGGCATCCTCATTGAGAAGACCGGGCTCAAGGTTCCGACCTCGTACATCTACAAGAAGTTCTCTATCCCGAAGCCGGAGGGCGGCGAGGAGATCGCGCAGCCGCCCCAGCCGAGCGCAGGACTCGGGGGCCTCCCCTTCAAGCAGACGCCGCCCATGGGCGCGATCAGCCTCAAGGCCGGGGCCGAGCCGGGCCACGGGACGCAGGAGCGCGTCGATCTTCTTGCAGACGTCGCCATCAAGAAAAGCGCGGGCACCTTCAAGAAGGCGTTCGGCCCGGTTCTCAAATTGCTTGAGAAGGCCGAGAGTCTCGAGGAGCTCCGGGACATGATGGAGGACGCCGACACCGTCGCCGCCGTCTTCAAGGAGATGGACGTCACCGACGTGGAGGAGCTGCTTCAAAAGGTCATGGTCTACGCCAACCTCGAGGGGAGGGCGCTCGAACATGGACGGGATTGAGAGCGCGTTCTCCCGGAAGGACATGACCTTCGAGGAGGCGGTCGAGTATTTCAAGGGCCGCGTCCCGGTCACGGCGGACGTCTTCTACAGCATCGTCGAGCAATACCGGGGCCTCGCCTTCACCGTCTCGGGCTACACAAAGGCGCAAATCCTCAAGCGGTTCTATGACGAGATACTCGCCGCCCTGGAAGACGGGAACACCTTCTCGGAGTTCAGAAAGAACATGAACGACTTCCTCAAGGGCGAGGGCTATGAGGGGCTCGACCCGCTGCAAGCCGACCTCATCTTCCGCACCAACATACAGACGGCCTACAACGTGGGCCACTATGAGCAGATGACAGACCCGGGCGTCATGAAGCTCCGCCCCTACTGGCAATATGACGCCGTGAACGACACCCACACCCGCCCGAGCCACCTCGCCATGGACGGGAAGGTATTCCCGGCAGATCATCCCGTCTGGAATACCTGGTTCCCTCCGAACGGCTTCCGATGCCGCTGCACCGTGCGAACCCTCTCGAAGCGGCAAGTCGAGGCCCGGGGGCTCACCGTCGAGGACGAGTTCCCGGCGATCGCTCCCGACCCCCACTTCGGCACCAACCCGGCGAAGGTGAAGTTCTCCCCCGATATGAAAGGCTACCCCGACGCGCTCGTGAAGGCATACCAAAACCGAGAAAAGGAGAACCCCTCGCCGTGAGCCCGTAAAAGGGCCACAGGAGGGCCGCGAGCGCGGGGAGGGTAATTTCACGGGGTAGCCGGGAACATACCGTTATAACGCCCGCTAACGGCGTTACAGACGGCAAACGACGCAAACGAAGGAGGACAAGAGCAGATGCACGACTTTCTCACCCTCAAGAGCAAAGAGATGGAGGTCGGCGGGGCCCCGGAGATCATCTCCGTGCTCCCCCTGGGCCACGTCAAAAGCGCGAAGGGGGAGTTCGACGTCGACGGGGAGAGCTTCGCAGCCATGAAGGCGCAGATCGCCCAGCGCGGCGTCGACCTCGTCGTCGACTATGAGCATCAGACCCTCACCGGGGAACAGGCCCCCGCCGCCGGATGGGTCAAGGAGCTCTTTCTCGACGACGGGCAGATCAAGGCGCGGGTCGAGTGGACGGACAGGGCGAAGGCGTACCTCTCGAACAGGGAGTACCGCTACCTCTCCCCGGTCATCACCGTCCGCAAGGCCGACAACAAGGCGATGGGGCTCCACTCGATCGCCCTCACGAACACCCCGGCGATCGAGCACATGGAGGCGATCGTCAACTCACTCAATTTTGAAGGAGGACAAAACACTATGGACTTTATGAAGGAGCTCGCGAAGCTGCTCGGCCTGGGCGAGGACGCCACCGAGGAGCAGGTCAAGGAGGCGCTCAAGGCTTGCCTTGAGGAGAACAAGAGCCTCAAGGAGAGCGCCGCCGAGGCGGCAAAGCAGCAGCCCCCGGAGGACGACAAGGTCGTCGCCAATAAGGAGGTCTGCGAGCTGCTGGGCCTCAAGGCCGGGGCGGCGACCGCCGACGTGGCGGCGGCGATCATGGCCCTCAAGAGCGGCAACATCGGCGGCGTCAACCTCGCGGAACAGGTCAAGAGCCTGGAAGCGAAGCTCGCCGACCGGGACGCCGAGGAGGCCGTCGAGATGGCCCTCAAGGCGGGCAAGATCACCCCGGCGCAGCGGGAATGGGCGAAGGGCTACGCCCTCAAGAACCTCGAGGACTTCAAGGGCTTCGTCGAGAAGGCTCCCCAGGTCGTCCCCATGGGCGACGTGGGCGGCTCCGAGCCTCTGGCCCTCAAGCGCGACGAGGTCGACGAGGCGACGCTCCTCGTCTGCAAGCAGCTCGGCATCAGCGCCGAGGACGTCAAGCAGTACGGAATGAAGGGAGAGTAAAACAATGGCAAATCTGACAGCACCGAGAGACACCAGCGAGATCGCGAACGGCGCGACCTCGATCGTGCTCCCCGTCAAGGCGAAGACCACGATCTACCAGGGCTCCATCGTCGCGATCGGCGCGGACGGCTACGCCATCCCCGGCAAGAAGGCGGCGTCGCTCAAGGCGGCGGGCCGGGCCGAGGAGACCGTCGAGAACACCGGGAGCGACGGCGACGCCGTCGTCCGGGTGAGCCGGGGCGTCTTCGTCTTTGACAACAGCTCCACCGCCGCGAACAAGGTCGGCATCGCCGACGTGCTGGGCCCGTGCTACATCGAGGACGACCACACCGTCACGAAGACCGCGACGGGCGCTTCCGTGGCTGGCCTCGTCGTCCGGGTGGACGACGAAGGCGTCGCCGTGGAGATGGGCTTCGGGCTCACCGTCCCCGCCGCTTCCGGCTCCTAAAAAACAGAAGGAGGAATTAGATCATGATTGTCAATCCCCAAAACTTGAGGGGCATCTACATCGGGTTTAACACCCTGTTCAACAAGGCGCTCACCACCGTCGAGCCCCTCTACAAGCAGATCGCCACCGTCACCCCGTCGACCACGGACTCCGAAACCTACGCCTGGCTCGGCGACATCCCCGGAATGAGGGAGTGGATCGGCGACCGCGAAGTCCAGAACCTCACCGCCTCCGGCTACGTTATCAGGAACAAGGACTTCGAGCTCACCATCGGCATCGACCGCAACGCGATCGAGGACGACAAGATCGGCCTCTATAATCCCTCGGTCGAGATGCTGGCCCAGTCCGCCGCCATGCACCCCGACGAGCTCGTCTTCACGCTGCTGGCCTCCGGCTTCTCCGTGAAGTGTTACGACGGCGAGGCGTTCTTCTCCGACGCCCACAAGGTCGGAAAGAAGACCGTCTCCAACAAGGGCACCGCGAAGCTCTCCCTCGAGGCGTACATCGCCGCCCGGTCGAGCATGATGAGCCTCACCAACGCGAAGGGCCGGGCGCTGAACATCGTCCCCGACCTCCTCGTCGTCCCGCCCGCCCTCGAGGCGAAGGCCCGGGAAATCCTCGTCGCCGACTTCATCAACGGCACCCGGAACACGATGCAGGGCACCGCGAAGCCCCTCGTCGTCCCCCAGCTCGCCGGGCATGACTCCGCGTGGTATCTGCTCTCCACCTCCCGCCCCCTCAAGCCCCTCATCTACCAGGAGCGCAAGAAGGCGAAGTTCGTGAGCAAGACCGCCGAGACCGACGACAACGTCTTCATGAGGAAGCAGTTCCTCTATGGCGCGGACAGCCGGGGGAACGCGGGCTTCGGGTTCTGGCAGATGGCCTACGGCAGCGACGGCAGCGCCGCGAACTAACCCCCACAAGGAGGGAGCTCCATGAGCTACAGCACAAGGGACGAAGTCCGCGAAATGCTCAAGGACGACGCCCTCAACGCGATCATCGGCGACACCTTTGAGGAGGACGCCGAGGAGCGCGAGGCGAAGATCGGGCCCATCATCGACATGGCGATCGGCGACGCCGACGCCGAGATCGACGGCTACCTCGCCAAACGCTACCGCGTCCCCTTTGACCCGGTTCCGAGGGTCTTGAACAAGTTCTCGAAGGACATCGCGATCTATAACCTCTATTCCCGCATCGGGATTGACGAGGGCGAGTCCGAGAAGAACTACCTCAACCGCTACAACTCGGCGATCAAGTTCCTCACCCTCGTCGCCGAGGGCAAGGTCAACATCGGCACCGGGGAGGGCGGCGACGACCCCGCCTCCGCCGCCGCGACGGGCTTCGCGGCAAAGTCGAACCCCCGGCTTTTCAGTCGGGGCAGCATGAAGGGGATGTAATTCCATGCCCGGCACAAGCATACGACTCGACGGCGACGTCTCCGCGCTGCTTCGCAGAATGAGGGCCTACTCGGAGCTCGATCGGAAGAACCTCAACGCAGCCCTCGCCGAGACCGCCCGAGAGTCTACGCTTGAGCGGTTCCGGCAAAGCAAGGGCCCGGACGGAAAGAGATGGAAGACCTCTATCCGGGCCGCAGCCGTGGGAGGGAAGACCCTCATCGACACGGCGCAGCTCCGCAACTCCATCAAGTCCTACTCGGACGAGAAGGGCTTCGCGGTCGGCACCAACGTCAAACACGGAGCGACGCACCAATTCGGGGAAAAGGGCCGGACTATCCGGGCGAAGACCTCGAGGGGGCTCCGCTTCCAGGTGGGCGGTCGTTGGGTCACGAAGAAACAGGTCAAAGTCAAAATTCCAGCCCGGCCCTTCCTGGGCCTCTCCGAGGCGGATATGCAGGAGATAAAGGCAACCGTCGAGGAGTTCATAGAGGGGAGCGAGTAACTTGTCATTATACAGCGAGAGCAAGGCGTACTTGCTCGCAAAGCTCAAGGAGGCCGGGCTCAAGACAAAGCCCTACACCACCATCAAGAGCCTCGAGAAAAGTCAGGAGAGTCACGTCGGCGCGGTCATATTCGAGCAGGAGACCATCTCCCGAAACGGCTCCAAAACACTCTACAAAGACCAACAGGGAGCGCAGAAAAAGAGGCGGAAGGTCTTCAACCGAAACCTGACCTTCACCGTGACGATCGGCGACTACACGGACGAGGCCGTCGAGGCCATGTTCGAGACGTTCCTCGCAAGCCTCGATCGGGGCATCTTCGTCAATGGCGACCATGTCCCGATTGAGGTCGAGGGCGCGGACTGGGTGAACAAGGAGGACTCCATACTCAAGGCACAAGTCGCCGTTCAAGTGGCGATCACCTTCCAGGGCGGTCTATACAAGGACACCGGCTTCGGCCCACTCACTCGCGTCGAAATCGAAACAATCGAAAAAGAAAACGGAAAGGAGCCTGTCAATGGCTGACAAGAGAAAAGCCGGGGCCGGAGCCTCGGGCCAGATGGAGCAGCCGACCGCAAGCCCCGGGGCGGAAGCCCCGAAGGTCTTCACGATCGAGCAGCTCCGCAGCGAGAAGAAGATCAACCGGGCCGTCTTCGCGGGCGTGTGCGCCGCCGAAGGCTGGAAGCCCGGGAAGACCGTCACCGAGGAGGAGTTCCTCGAGGCGGTTGAGAAGTTCACCTCGGCCCCCATGAGCGGGGCCGCAAAGAAGGAGGCGAGGAAGTAATGCTCCGAGACGTCAAGCACCACATCACAGACAAGAACCTCGGCTTCGCCACCGCCACGGGCGACGGGCGGCATTTCAAGATCGGCGTCTCCCCCGTGGTCTCCGACACCCCCATCGTCGTGACGGGGGCCATGGACGCCGCACAGATCAAGAGCCGACTCGGCCTCTCCCCCCTGGCCGACGCCGTGATGGACTCCGTCCAGTTCGGCGCGAACCGCATCTACTGCCTCCCCGTCTCCGCCACCACGGCGGGCGAGCTGGGCGAGGTCAAGCGGACGGGGGACGGCGGCGGCAAGATGACGGTCGACGGCTCCCCGACGAACGCCTTCTCCGTCGTGGTGAAGATCACCGCCCAGGGCGGGCTGAACTCCGCCGCCTTCGTCGCCTCTATCGACGGCGGGAGCAGCTTCACCGACGAGATCACCGTCCCCGTGACGGGCGAGTATGAGCTCGAGGGGACGGGGCTCAAGCTCAAGTTCCAGGAGGCGGCGGAGGAAGATCAGAAGCCGAGCTCGTTCCTCGTGAACGACTCCTACACCTTCGCCACCACCGCCCCGACCATGACGAACGGGGACGTCCTCAACGCCATCACGAAGCTCCAAAACTTCGCCGAGGAGTACGAGTTCGTCCACATCGTCGGCGAGAGCGATCTCGCCCTCTGGCAAGCGGTCGGCGAGGCGCAAGTCCAGCTTTTCGAGGTCTTCCACAAGCCGATGTTCTTCGTCCTCGAGGCCGCCTTCCCCACGCCCAGCGCGGGCGGCGGAGCTGGCCCCGTTATCGGAGGCGGCGGCGAGGAGGGCGATCTCACCGACTGGGCCCTCGAGATGGAGGCAAAGGCGAAGAAGGTGAGGAACTACAACATCCAGGTCGTCACCGCCTGGGGCCGTCTCGTCAAGCTGGACGGCTCGACGAAGATCACCAACCTCGCGGGCCTCGTCTCCGGCCTCTATGCGAAGTCCAGCGTCCAGACCTCCATCGGCAAGACGCGGGAGGAGGCGGGCTTCGGCATCCGCAAGACAAAGCTCGAGCAGACGCTCCCCGTGGAGCTGGACAACGACATCATCGAGCTCCTCGATCTTGCGGGCTTCCTCACCTTCCGGGAGTACGACGGGAAGGACGACTACTTCGTCTACCACACGAAGATGCTCTCCCCGGACGGCAGCGACTACCGCTACGCCGAGGACGTCCGCGTTCTGAACAAGATCATCCGGGAGACCCGGAAGAAGGGCCTCGACCTCATGAACGACGACATCGACCTCGAGGACATCCAGGGCGAGCTTGAAACCCGCTGCAAGTTCCTCTTTGAGCCTTTGCAGCGGATGATCGACGCGAAGGAGATCAGCGCCGCCGAGATCATTCTCATGGACGGGCACGAGGAGACCTTCATCGAGGATGAGACCATGCGGGTGAAAATCCGCTACCTGTCCCGGGGCTACATCCGGGAGGTCTACATCGACCTCGCCCGGCGTCGGCCCACTGCCTAAAGGAAGGAGGTTAAAACTCTATGAGCATCAAGGTCAACGGCATCAACTACGGATGGGGCGACGTCGACGTCAAAATCCCCGGTCTGAACCTCGTCGTCCAGGAGATCAGCTACGACGACGAGCAGGAGATGGAGGAGTCCTACGGCAAGGGCTACAGGCCCCGGGGCTACGGCAAGGGCAACTATAAGGCGTCCGGCAAGATGTCCATGCTCCGCGACGACTTCGACGACGTCCTGGACTACTGCAAGGCCACGGGGAGGCCCTTCTATGGCGTGGAGCTTCCCTCCGTGGTCGTCTCCTACGGCAACCCCGGGGGGCGGACGCGCATCGACGAGCTCAAGAAGGTCGTCTTCGTCAAGCGCAGCCACAAAGCGGCCCAGGGCGACAAGACCCTCACCGTCGACATCGACCTCATGATCGTCGGCGGCATTGTGGAGGACGGCGTCGAGCCCGTTTGACGGGCCGCGCCATCTCAAGATAATCGAGAAAAAACGGAGGTATTAACAGATGGAAGACCCGAAGAAGAACGGAACCCCCGCCCCCACCGAGGCCATGAAGCAGAAATACGGCAAGGTCTACAAGGTCGGCGTCACCGTCCCCGTGGACGACGAGAACGAGCAGGAGATCAGCTACTACTTCAAGCGGCCCAGCGTCCCGGTTTACGACCGCTTCGTTAAGACCATGTCGAAGATCGGCATCTCCAAGGCGAGCAAGACCTTCATCCTCGACTCGGTCGTCGACGAAGACCGGGAGCGCCTCATCGCAGATATGGAGGAATATCCCGGCCTCTCTATCACGATCGGGAACAAGCTCGGCGAGCTGCTGGGCCTGGGGAATGATGTAAATTTGAAGAAGCTCTAAAAGAGAGGGTCGCGGGGATAAAGGAGAGTCTCACCGAGAGCGCCCTCCTTGAGATATACCGCTACGTCCCCCCGCCTCTTTTAGAGAAATTTGACCCCGAAGCGATCGACGACTTCGGCGAGCTGCTGGACTATCTCGCGAAGGCGCGGTTCATCCAGCAGCTTGAGCAGGACATCGTCGCCCGGGCGATCTCCGAGGTCTTCTCCTCGGACTGACCCGGGCGGCGCGGTCGCTTTTATAGACAGCCTCCAAACTGAAAGAAGGAGGTGAGCGGTCACATGAGTTTAGAGTCTGTTTTCAAGCTGTCCCTTGTCATGAACATGGTCGACAACCTCTCCGGGCCTATGGCGAGTATTGCCTCCCGGGTGGGGGCCGACGTGTCCAAGATGGACGCCCTCGGCGCTACCTTCGGCAGCGTGGCGAAGTCGGGGGCGGTCATGCAGGAGATGGGCTCGCAGATCACCGGGGCCGTCCTCGCCCCGGTCGAGGCCACCTTTGAGACGCGCCGGGCGATCGGCGAGCTCGCCTCGCTGGGCGTCAAAGACCTCGGAGCCATTGAGGATGCGGCCCGGGACTTCTCCGACCAATGGGCCGGAACGACGAAGGCCGACTTCATCAGCGCAGCCTATGACATCAAGAGCGGCATCGCCTCCCTCTCCGACGAGGGCGTCGCCCAGTTCACCGAACTCTCGGGCCTCACCGCAAAGGCGACGAAGTCCACGATCGGGGAGATGACGTCCCTCTTTGCGACGGGCTACGGCATCTACAAGGGCTACTATGACGACCTCACCGACCTCGAGTTCGGTGAGATGTTCTCGGCGGGTATTGCCCGGTCGGTGCAGCAATTCAAGACGGACGGCTCGCAAATGGCGAGCGCCATCCAGACGCTCGGCGCTTCGGCGACGACGTCGAACGTCCCCCTCGAGGAGCAGCTCTCCATCCTCGGTATGCTACAGGCCACCATGAGCGGCAGCGAGGCGGGCACAAAGTACAAGGCGTTCCTGCGATCGGCGACAAAGGGCGGCGAGGCCCTGGGCCTGTCCTTCACGGACGCGAACAACCAACTCCTATCTATGCCCGAAATCCTGGACTTGCTCCGGGGGAAGTTCGGGGAGACCATGGACGCAGCCGAAAAAATGGAGCTGCAAAAAGCCTTCGGAGACACCGAGGCCGTGGCCCTCATCGACCTACTCTACAGCAAGACCGACGACCTACAGGGCAACATCCTCGATATGTACGACGCCCTCGGCTCCGGCACAGGCGTCGCAACAGAGATGGCAAACGCGATCAACGAGACGGAGCCGGAGCGGTTCGAGCGGCTCACGCAGCGCATCCAGAACGTCAAGGAGTCGATCGGGAACTCGCTGCTCCCCACGGTCAACGACCTCATGAGCGCCGGAGAGACCGTCCTCACGAAGGTCGGCTCGTGGATAGAGCAAAATCAGGAGCTCGTCCGGGTCATCATGCTCGTCGTCCTCGCGATCGGCGGCTTCCTCACCATAGCGGGCACGGTCGCCGCCGTGGTGGGCGGCGTGGGCCTCGTCATCACGAAGGCGGTCTCCGCCTTCAAGATACTCAAGGCGGGGTTCGGAATAGCACGAGCGGCGCTCTCGCCGCTCATAGGAAGCGTTTGGAGCTTCACGGCGGCGCTCCTGGCGAACCCGGTCACATGGGTTGTCATCGGCATCGCGGCCCTCATAGCGGCGATCGTGCTGCTCTATAACAAATGCGAGTGGTTCCGAAATCTCGTCAACAATATCCTCAACTTTTTCCGCGAGAAGCTGGGCGCAGCGTTCGAGACCGCGAAGGCGATCTTCTCCGGCATCGGCAACGTGATCGGCTCCGTCATGGGCGCGGCCCGCGACACCGTCGCCGAGAAACTGGACAACATGAGGAACGCCTACGAGTCACACGGCGGCGGCATACGCGGCGCGGCAGCGGCGGCGATCGAGGGCGTCAAGGGTATCTATACGGCGGGCTTCTCATTCCTGGACAACCTGACAGGCGGGCGGCTCACAGCCATCAAAGACAAATTCGTCTCCGGCGTCACGAACATGGCCTCCGGCGTCCGGGAGCGGTTCGAGTCCGTGAAGACGGCCTTCTCGAACGGCATCACAGCCGTCAAGAACACCGTCACGGGGGCCGTCTCGTGGTTCTTCGAGTCCGGGAAGAAGGTCATCTCGACTTTTGCAAACGGTATCAGGTCGGCGTTCACGGGCGCGGTCGACGCGGTCAAGGGCGGGTTACAGCGCATCCGAAATATGCTCCCCTTCTCCGACGCCAAAGAAGGCCCGCTCTCGACCCTGACTCTCTCGGGCCAGAGGACGATGACGACCTACGCGGGCGGGCTTGAAAAAGCCTCCAACGCCCCGGCCCAAGCCATTGAGAAGGGCCTCGGCATGGCGAACAATGTCCTCGAGAAGACCGCGCTCAACGCGGCGGTCGAGCCTATACCGGGGAACATGGCCCAGGCGGCGGAGGACGAAAAGCCGAAGCCGACCATCAACCGGGAGCCCCCAAAGAAGGTCTCCCTCTCCGGCAGCGAGGAGGGCAAGGGCAACAACAACGGCGGCAGCTCCGAGGACGGGAACGGGGCGAAGCAAGTTATCATTCAAAAACTGCTCATTCCCGTCGACCTCAAGAAGATCAAGGACTTGCAGCAGCTCCTCGAGCTGCTCAAGGAGGTCGAAGACTTCGCCAACGCCAACGAAAGCGAAGAAACGGCGGACGACCCCGAGGCCGTCACAGTATAAGGGAAGGGAGGGCGCACCGTGATTTATGTCGAAGACCAACTCGTCAAGGTGAACGGCGTCGTCCTCCCTGGCCTTGTCAAGAGCATCGAGGTCAAGGAGTCCGCGAAGATCGACGAGCAGGAAGTCGAGGGCAGCGCCACAAAGCCAAAGCAAGCGACGGGCTACGAGGACGCGAAGATCACCGTCGAGCTCATTCTCGACGACACCCCGACAAGGACAAAATACCAGGCACTCGAGACGGTTCGGGCCATCTTCCGAAAACCCGGGCAGACCGTCCCGCAGCCCATCCCTATTGTCAGCGAAGACACAGCGAAGCACGGCATCGACAAGGTGCTTTTCAAGGGGTTCTCCCACAAGGTCGAGGCAAAGAAGGAGCAGATCACCGTCTCCCTTGAGTTTTGGGAGTATATCCCGCAGACCATCAAGGCGAGCAAAGCGAGCGGCTCCGGGGGCAAAGCCTCCGGCAGCTCCGGGGGCGGCACGACATCGAGCGGCCTCTCCGAAGAATACAAGAGCTACCTCGCAACAGATCGGGGAGTGTCCCCCGCTTCCGACGCCGTCACAGACGCCGGGAGCGCGGGCCTCCAAAGGGTCGCCGAGATGCCGTTCTAAGAAGGAGGAGGCCGAGCCATGGAAACGCTCGAACTATTCTATCCACAGATCGCGGCCCGGGCCGGGCCCTACTCACTGGACGCGGGCATCGAGTTTGAGATATTCTCCGCGAAGTCTTCTTATTTTGACTGGGCGAAGATACGCTTCACCGAGCAATTCCAGCCGGAGATCAGTCTCGCCCGAAAAGACCCCGCCTCAATCGAGCTCGGCTACAACGGCGTCATGGAGGAGGTCTTCACGGGCTTCGTCGCCCGCCCCTACAACTACGGCGGCGGCGCGGACGAGATCACCCTCAAGGACGAGATGCTGCTCCTCGAGGACACGCAGATCAACAACACTTTCCTCGACACCACCCCGCAAGAGGTCATTTCCTACGTCCTGGCCCAGGCCGGGGTCGGGAAGAAGAAGCTCAAGGCCCGGGGCTTCCCCACGCGGAAGAAGCTCCCCATCCGGCAGATGTCCGGCGTCCAGGCGATCAACGCCGTCAATGCGGCGTGGAGCCTCAAGGAGCGGTTCTTCTTCTCGGGCGGCGTCTTCTACTGGGGCGAGAAGCCGGAGCAGCAAAAGGTCTACACGTTCGAGTATGGCGTCAACATCATCAACCTCGCCCGGCTCGGGGGCGTGTGGGAGCTGGAAACAGTCTCCGCCCCCTTCGTCCGGCACTCCCACAAGATCAACGTCATTCACCCGAAGATCAGCGGGGAGCAGGAGGTCATCAAGGTCGTCTCGTCCACCAACGACGACGGCTTCATTCGCACAAGGATTTATTTCTAAGAAAGGGGGCGAGACCATGCTCGAGGAAATGGTGAAGGCGGTCGTCAACAAGGTCATCGCCCAGGACTACCCCTTCCTCAAGTCGTCCGCCGCGCTCTATGCGGTCGTCACGAAGGCGACGCAGCTCGGCGAGACGTTCGACTATAACGACCTCGTCATCCACAACGACGAGACGGGCACGAGCTACCGGGGGCACATCACCGCCCACTGGTATGAGTACACGCTCCAAGCCGTCGACCGCTGGGGAAACGTGGACGAGTCAATCCCCGCCTTCCCCGAAATCCGCTCCCGCATCCAACTCAAGACCGGGGCCTTCGTCTCCGTGGCTATGGCCTACGGCGACGTCCCGGCGATCATTCGGGAGGTGAAGTTATGACCGGGCTCCATGACACAGACGTCCGCCTCTCGGACGAGTGGCAGCTCACACAGGCGGCAGACGGCGACGCGCCCCTATGCTCCGACCTCGATTGTCTCTATCAGAACATCATCCTCGAGGCCCTCACGCAGCCGGGCGATCTTTTCTACGACTCGACCTTCGGCTGGGGGCTCTATGACTTCATCCAGTCCGAGGACGACGACCTCACCCGCCTCGAGATCGCGCAGCGGGCCCGGGTCGGATTGCAGCGGCGCGAGGTCATACTCCCCGAGAGCATTGAGGTCAACGTCGACTTCGAGGACGACGCCTTCGTTCTTTACTGTAACTTCCAGTTTGCCGAGGAGGAGACGGCCCGGGCCCTCACGGTTATCATTAGCGCGGTCAGCGTGGAGGTGAAAACGGCATGATCGACAAAGACACACTTGACGCCGTCCTCCCCCTTCCAGAGATCGAGGAGCGGCGGGACGAACTCGTCACCGAGCTCAAGGAGGAGGGCTTCGTCATCACGAACTTCCACTCGGGCGGCATCTTCTACACGCTGCTCATGATCGTCCTCCGCATTGAGAGGGAGTTCAAGATGTTCCTCCGGGCCTTCTTGAACAACGCCTTCGTCACCCACGCATCGGGGGCATGGCTCGACCTCAAGGCGACGGACTACTCCAAGAAGCGCAAGAAGGCGCAGAAGGCCCAGGGCCTCGTCACCGTGTCCAGGACGGACGCGGAGGGGGACGCGGTCAAGATCGAGAAGGGCCACGTCTTCAAGACGAAGAAGGACATCAACGGCGAGGAGCTCCGCTTCTTCGTCCTCGAGGCGACGGTTCTCCAACAGGGGGCCCGAGCGGTTGACGTCCTCGTCGAGGCCGAGATGGAGGGCTCCCGGTACAATGTCCCCGAGGGCCAGATCACCCGGAGCCTGACCTTCCTCAACGGCATCGACGAGATCACCAACGGCGCGGACTGGATAACCCGGGAGGGCAGCGACACCGAGGACGACGACGGGCTCAAGACCCGGACGCTCCGCTCGTGGTCGGAGCTCGCAGCGCGGCCTATTGAGGACACGTTCATCAATGCGGCGGAGAGCGTCCCCGGCGTCCTGTTCGCTCAAGCGGACTGTCAGCACCCCCGGGGGCAGGGCACGGTTGACGTCATCGTCACGGGCACGGCGGGCGAAGCGACCGAAGGACTTCTCGATGCAGTTCGGGAAGCGGTTGACAAGATCGCCGGGCCATACGATAATATACTTGTGAAGTCCTCCGTCGTCGTTCCCCAGGACATTGAGGTCGTCGTCACCACCGACGACGTCTCCGACGACGCGGAGATCAAGGGCAAGGTCGCCTCCGTCCTCACCGAGCTCCTCGCCGTCCGCAAGGGCCGCAAGTTCTACGAGCTCACGATCTCCGACATCAATCACGCCATTCGCAGCAGCTACACCGCCGCGACGAACGTGAGCGTCGCCACCCCGGCCCAGGACGTCAAGCTCGACAAGGACAAGGTCATCACCCTGGGGGCCGTCACCGTGACCGTGAGAAGGGAGTGAGGCCCGGGTGAAGCAATACGACCACTTCGGCGAGTATATGTTCGACCTCCTTTTTGCTCCATTGAAAAAGGGCAAGCGGGCGGTCAATCAGTTCTTCATCTTCTTCAAGGTCATCGGGCGGGTCTTCGACGGTCTGAAGGAGGACGCCCTCCGGGTGAGGGACGAGACCAACATCGCCACAGCCTCCCCCGTCATGCTCCCCGTCCATGGGCAAGATCGCAATATGCCCAGGCTCGCCGGGGAGAGCGTGGAGGGCTATCGGACGCGACTCGCTATGAAGGGCATCATAGCCGAGAAGGGCGGGCTCAAGGACGGCATACTCTACGCCCTCGCCGCCCTGGGCTACGAACAGAGCACGATCGAGCCCTTCGCCTTCCAAGACCCCGAGAGGTGGGCCGAGTTCATCATCTTCCTCAAGGGCTCGCAGCAGAGCGGCGTCAATGACCTCAACGTGATCGACGCCGAGGTCTGCAAGGTCAAGGAGGGCAGCAGCAAGCCCGCCTATGGCTCGGAGACCGGGGCCGTCATTGAGATCGGCTCCGAGCTCATAACAGGTTATTCCCACTATCCGCGATGTAATGAGATCGTTTGCGGCGTCTGGCCCCATATTGCAAGCATCGGCCACCTCCTCAAGAGCGAGGTCGAGGCCCAGGGCGGGGACAGCGCGGGCGAGGTGGAGTTCCCGAAGGTCGGCACGATCGCGGCCTCCGAGGAGTGCTACCAGCCCTACGCCTACGTCATGTATGAGGGCCTCTCCTCCGAGATGGAGGCGGGCCACATGGCGAGCGTCGGCGGTCGAACCTATCCTATGTGCTCCTCGGGGCTCCGCTGCTCCGAGACTACCTACACGGCAGGAGGCGAAAAGAAATCATGAGCAGGACGATCACAGCGGTCGGCATTGAGAAGATCGGGCGGCGGCTCGCCGACTCCATCGACCACGCCGCCTATACGCTGAACGGCGAGCCGAAGACGGTCGAGCCTTTCCGGCGTCTCGTGAGCGCGGACGAGGTCAAGATTTACGTCTACTTCGACGACACGGTCACGGGCACCGTGGGCGACGTTCAGCTCGTGGACACGGACGGCGACGTCGTCGCGGCGTCCGACCGTGTCTTCGAGAAACCACCGAGCAAGGGTCTATATGTGGCCTTCAAATACAAAATAACTGAAAAAGAAATGGAGGTGCAGATCGCATGAAACCCTATGAAAAGATCGGATGGCTCGACCACGTCGTCGATATTGAGACGGAGGAGGTCATCCAGGAAGGGACGCCCGTGAGTCAGACGAACATGAACCACATGGACGACGGCATCTTCGTGAACCGCGAAGCCGTCATTCTCCATGAGGCGATGATCGCCGCCAACCAGCAGGAGATCAAGGTCTTGAAGGACGCCACGCTTAACAACATGGTGAACAACGTCTTCCTCAAGAACTTCGACTCCGTGGGAGCCGTGCTCATTGTTTCCGGCATCTTTGACCCCGTGGCGCGGAAAATCTATGTATAGGGTCGCTTGTACCCGCAAGGAGACAAGCTGCATACTCGGGAATTTCTTCGGCGAGCTTCTCCCGGTATGTGAAGGATGCCGGGACAGGCCCGACGACAAGCTCGCTCTCAAGACTATGGACGGTCTCACTCTCGAAGGGGAGGCTGACCTCGTCATTGAGGGGCACAGCGCCCTCACAGGGAAGCCCGCGAAGGCGCAGCTCACCGACTACGGCTTCGAGTTCTTCGGGGACATCGACGAGATCGCCCGCATCAGGAATGCGAGGTGTGTGTACGTTGGCAGAACCGTCAACTTTGCAGAAGAAGGCTGAAATCTTTCTCGAAAAAGATGTCTATCCCTTGCTCAAGAACTTCCCCCAAGCGGAAAAGTTTTCTCTCTCGCAGGAGATCAAGCAATCGTGCTTTAAGCTCATCCGGGCGGCGGTCATGGCGAACAACCTCACTGTCGTCAAAAAGCGGCTTGAATGGCTCGACGAGGCGGACGCCGAGAAGACCCTCCTCCTCGTCCTGTTTGGAGTCGCGCGGACGCAGAAGTACATCACGCAAAAGAAGCTCCTCGAGCTGCAAGGAAAGCTCAACGAACTGGGGCGCATCATTGGAGGCTTGCAGAAGTATTTCATAGCAGCGGCCTCTAAACGCTGAAAACTGAATAAAAAGTATTTCCTATTAGGGTTATCTCTGTTTGGGCGTCGAATCGTGCGGTTCGGGGGTATCACTCGGCCCGCAACTGGAACAACAACAATGCAACGAATCGGAACGTGAACGTCGGTTTTCGCCCCGCCTTGTAGGTTATTGCGTCATTCTCGGCTACGGCTTAGAGTGCGCGTCCTTGTTATACTTCAAGGGAGAGGTAATCCTTCGCCTTGTCTTTGACGGCGTAAAAACAGTGACAAAGCCCCGCCCGCCCTCTCGTATTGGGAGGCGGAGCAGAGTCTACAATGTGGGCAGAAGCCCGCGTCTGTAGTGCCAAGCCGATCTAACAAGAAAGGATGCCACGCATGACGAAGTACCCCATTTTACACCTCACCACGAGGGAAACAAAAAAGCCCTATATCCCGCCTCCGCCCCCTCCGGCAAAGTATGAGGATGCCGTCGGGTGGGAACGGATAGAGGACGGCTACAAGCAAGCCCTACGGGGCAAGCGCAAATATACCCGGGAGGCGGTCACATACGACCTCCTCTCCGAGGTCAACAACGTCGAGCTATGGCGGGCGCTCAAGGCTATCGAAGCAAGGCCAGACCCCGCCCAGCGCCAAAAGGAATACAGGCCGGGCCCATATCGGCATAAGACGATCACGGAGCCAAAGACGCGGAGCCTCAACATCCCGCAACTCCGGGACAAGATCGTCCAGCTTGCCATCCATGAGGAACTGCAAAGCATTTTCCGGCCCGTGTTCGTCAACCGTTCTTTTGCGTGTCAGTACGGGAAGGGGCCTATCCGGGCCGCGTTCAACGTGCAGCATGACATGAGGGTCGCCCGCATGAAATGGGGCGAGGACGCCGCCGTCATCAAGCTCGACGTCAAGAAGTATTTTTATTCTATCGACCGCCAAGTGCTGAAACAACTCCTTGCGAAGCGGTTCAAGAAGCTAAAGAAGAAACGCCCGGAGCTCTATGAAGACCTCCTCCGCTTCTATCGGCTTCTTTGCAAAGTGATCGACTCAAGCCCGGAAGGAGAGACGGGCATCCCGCTGGGGAATGTCAGCTCCCAGGACTTCGCAAACATCGTGCTCAACGAAGTCGATCAATATTGCATCCGCTTCCTCGGAGCGAAGCTCTACACCCGGTACATGGACGACATCATCATTATTGCGCCGAGCAAAGAGACCGCGAGGGAGTGGCTTGCTAAGATCAGGCAGTTCGTCAAGGAACGGCTGCATCTCGAGCTCAACAGCAAGACCAAAATATTCTATACGCGGCAGGGCGTGAACGCCTACGGCTACAAGATCAAGGCGACCCATCTCGAGCTTCGCACGACATCCAAGCGGAAGGAGAAGCGGCGAGTTAAGGCCATGATCGCGAAGCTCCGGGAGGGCAAGAAGACGCGCAAGGAGATACAGCAAGAGGTGAACTCCTGGCTCGGCTTCGCCCGCTGGGCGAGCGCCTACAACCTCGCGAAGAAGATATTCGCGCCCTACCGCTTCATCAAAGTGGAAGGAGTGCTCCCTTATGGCGCAATTTCTCGGAACCGTGCAGCTCGGCGGGTTCTACAACAACGGAACAATCCTCAAGCGGCCCACAAAGCCGTGGCGGCCTGATAGCAGCGTAGGAAGCGCGGGCTCGGGCGACATCCCCCAAATGTCCGGCAGTATGGCGAACTACACCCTCGGCAACACGCCCAGCGCCGCCGCGAACAAGCTCCAATGGCACAAGATCAAGGACGGAGACAAAATCCTCCTTATTTGCGACCGGGTCATCCTCGTCTCTGTCTCGTGGGACGACCTCAACGCCCAGGGCTACGTCACGGGGAAGACCGTCACCATCGACGGGGCAAAATACAAGTGTCGGCTTCTCACGGGCGGCAGCAACTACCGCAACACCTCCGACGCCTACGCGGGCGGGACGCCCACCAATAACGAGTGGGACAGGTTCGTCACCCGCGAGGAGGTCATCTCCGGGCTTCCGGCCCCCGTCTCCTCTGACCTGGACACCTCCCAAAATGACACGGATGTTAATTCTACGCATAACAAGTTTTGGAATTGGCTCTATGTGTATTCGTGGTGTCAAGAGGTATATTCTGGAAATTCGTCGCTTCGTGCGGTTCGGGGGTGTCCCTCGGCCCGCTGCTGGAACCGCTACGATGCTACGCTTCGGATCGTGAACGTCGGTTTTCGCCCCGTCCTTGAAGTCCTGAACACTGACCCTCTGATCTCTGACAGTGACCGCGATCTCGGTGATAAGAACAGCAACTTTACGATCGAGTACACGGTCGACGACGCCGACTCCGGCGACGTCTTGACGGCGACGGAGTCGCTCGATGGGCGAACGACGAAGTCGTTCGCCCCGACGCGAAAATCGAAAAATACGATCTCCGTCCCGGTCGATGAATTGAGCCTCGGCAAGCACACGGTCAAGGTCGTCGTCTCGGATGGACAGGGCGGAACCGCCACTCGGACGTGGACGTTCACCCGGACGAACTCCGCCCCGACGATCTCCGGCGTCGACACTAACCTCGGCGACAAGAACCTCGCCTTCTCCTATCAGTACACGGTCAACGACGCGGACGGGGACACCCTCACCGTCAAGGAGGAGCTCAACGACACGGAGCTCCGCACGATCAACAACGCCCCGAAGGGTGAGACGCTCTCCATCTCCATCACGGCGGAGCAGCTCTACAACCTGGGCCTCAATTCGGTCAACACCCTCAAGATCACCGTCACGGACGGCAAGGGCGGCACGGCCTACCGCCGCGTCACCTTCAAGCGAACCAACTCCGCGCCGAGCATCTCCGGGCAGGACACCGACCTCGGGCTCCAAACGGGGAACTTTGCCGAGGAGTACGTCGTCACCGACGTCGAGGGCGACAACGTGGTCGTCACCGAGTTCGTGGACGATAAGCAGATCAGGAGCTATCAAGCGACCCTCGGGCAGACGGAGACGATCGTGCTTTCCCGGAATGAGTGGCTCACCCTCACCAACGGGGCCCATCAGCTCCGGGTCGAGGCTGTCGACGGCAACTTCGCGACGAGCGTGAGGGTCTGGAACTTCTCCAAGAGCGAGAAGGTCATCGAGTTCCAGCTCGCCGCCCCCGAGGAGACCGACGCGAGGGCCTCAAAAATCCTCATCACGCCCACCTGGAAGACCGAGGGCGCGACCGTCCTCGTGGAGGCTTGCAACAACGCCTTCGACGAGGTTCCGACGTGGGAGGACATCACGGCGATGGTCTTCCTCAACCGGGTCTTCAACTTCACCAACACGACAAAGACGGCAGACAAGTGGGGCGTGAACGTCCGCTTCAAGCTCGTCAAGAATGAGGGGTATGACGGGGAAATCTCCGTCTCCGGCTTCGGAGGTGCTTTTGAATGAGCGAACAAAACGGAATTAGCTATTTGACGCCGCCCCGGCCTGTCTCTGAAATCCAGCAGGAGGCCCGGCGCAGCACCTCGGCCCAGGCCGTCGCCGAGATCATGTTTGTCAAGATGGCCCAGGAGCAGCAGCTCGACGAGACCACGATCTCGGAATACCCCGACCTTTTCGTCAAATGGGATGAGAATTGGAGAGGCAAGGCGGGCGACATCGTCCAGGACGAGGGCCAGCTCTACCGCTCCATCCACGACGTCAAGGACGCTGGGCAGAACCGCAAGCCCTCGGAGACGCCCTCGAACTGGACACGCATCGGCAACCCCCTCGAGGAGTTCCCGGAGTGGGTTCGGCCTATCGGAGCGCACGACGCCTACAGCAAGGACGCGAAGACCTCCCACAGCGGCAAGAAGTGGGTCTCCGAGGTGGACGGCAACGTATGGGAGCCCGGCGTCTATGGCTGGGCGGAGTACAGCGAGCCAGAGCCCCAGGAGGCCCCCCAGGAGGCCCAGGACGGGGCCTCGGAGGAGCCGGGGGAGTAA